CTATTAGAAGGAGGTGATAAATAAATGAAAGACACAAGAATCAAGAAGAAAATAACAATAAATTTGCCAATAGAAAAAGTAGAAAAATTTGTTGAAATTATCAGCCGGCATGGGTATAACATAACAACGTATTTTAAGGAACACATTACAGAGGTGATAGCAATTGAAAAAAGTAAAAAAGCATAGTACTTATGAACATGATGAACAAGTGAAATTGTTTACTTGGGCAAGGATGATGGTTGAAAAGGATATTGAATATTGGATGCTTGAGTATATGTTTGCTGTTCCTAATGGGGGGCTTAGGGATATTATAACAGCAAGCAGGTTAAAGGCAGAAGGAGTTAAAAGGGGAGTCCCTGATATCTGGCTGCCTTATCCAATTTATTATTATCAAGGGCTGGTTATAGAAATGAAGTCTGAAAAAGGTAAAATTTCTAAAGAACAACAAGATTATTTAGATTTTTTAAACAAACATCAATGGCACGCTGTTGTTTGTTATTCGTTTGAAGAGGCAAGGGATGAAATTAAAAATTATTTAAGGGGGGCTTAAAAAAGTCTTTAAAAAGGAGAAAATTCAAAATGGACATAACAAAACAAAAAACAATAGAAATGAATCTACCAGTAATATTAACACACGAAGAACTGTTGGCATACTCTAAAAGTTTGGCTAAAAATACACAGGATTATTCGCAAATAGAGTCAAGGATGAAAGATCTTGCCGCTGATTTTAAGGCGCAACTGACCAAAACTGAGGCAGAAATACAGATCTTGTCCCGTAAAATATCTAATGAATACGAATATAGAGATGTTACGTGTCATTGGGAATTTGATTGGAATGCAGACGTTAAAAAAATGTACCGAGATGATACCGGAGAATGTATTAAAACTGATAAGATATCAGCAATGGAACGGCAACAAGGAATTTTTGATACAGGGGAGATTTTAAAATGAGAAACAAAATATTAAAATTAATGAATATAGATTTAAACAAGATAATGTCTGAAGCGTTTGAGAAGGGATATAAAGAAGGATATAGAAAAGGCAATACTGCTAAGAATAAAGAAAGGAAAATAAAACCGGTAGCAGTTACACCGGAAGAATATAAAGAAAAATATATTAAAGAAGTTAAAGTTGAAAACACTACACCTATAAATGAAATAGAAAGGGCATTGAAAGAGGATTAAAAAAAATGAAATCTAAGATAAAAGCATATAATTATAATTGTGAAAAATGTGGGAGATTATTAGTTAATGAAAAACTTCACACAATAAATGTAGAGGGAAAAATTAAACATGTTTGTTGGAAGTGTGTTAAAGAATTGTATCCTAATAGAAAGGGGTAAAAAATGAAATGCTCTAATTGTCATTTAGAAATCGAAGATAAAGCAACAAATTATTGCTCTGACTGTTTAATGTCAACGATAGTAAAAAATTCAAAAGAAATATTAATTCTAAAAGCATATATTCATAATTTAGAAATTGATATTAAAAAAATAATGAGATATTTAGATAAGGGGTTAAAAAAATGAATGACAATATCGGATACAAAAAAATAGAGTACGAGGGATTGGACAGAAAGGGGGAATAATGACACTCAGACAGCAACAAAGTAAATTTGTATTATTAGTGTCAAAGTTAATTGATTATGCTTATCAAAAAGGTTACGAATTAACATTTGGAGAAGCTAAAAGATCACAAGAACAACAAGATATATATATTAAACAAGGACTTAGCAAGACTAAAAATTCTAAACATTTAACAAGTCTTGCTATTGACTTCTTTCTTTTTCATCGAAAGGGTAAAATTGAATTGTTTTGGGATGATTTAGGATTTTAAAAATATAAAGGGAGAAAAGTGTTATGGAAGTAAATTGTCCGGCAGGAGCAATAAAAAATGATTAAAATTTTCTCAAAAACACTCAATGAAAATATCTATTTTGTTAATAATAACGAAAAATATAACAAAATAGATGATGGATTTTTAATATATAAAAAAGACGAGTTAAGAGCCTTGATTGCTTTTCATCCTACAGAGGAACAGTTAAGATTGATCCATGAGACTAAAAAGATTTTTAATGGGGAGGTAAAATAAAAATGAAAATGAACCAAGAAACAGCATATAAAAATGTACTGATGGCAGAGTTAAGAGCGGAAGCAATATTAAAAATAAAGGATTTTTGTAATAATTTATGCAAACCAACAATAACAGAAAATGATTGTAGGATTTGTCCTTTTAAGGAGTTGAAAAATGAATCAAAAACGGAGGTTAAAAAATGAACATCAAATATCTTTTCATTAATTTAGCTTTATCTTTATTACTATGGGTAATTTTTACAGGATTAGCTATTTTTATCTACAGCGTAATTTTTAATAAGCCTATATTGGTTAATCATTTTTATCTATCGCTTTAGCCAATAATCCTGTTATAGCAATAGCACAACTTATAATAATATTAAAAGTATCTTGAGATAAAACAATACCAAACATTTTACATATTGTATCTATTAAAATTGGTAAAGATGCAGGGATCGTTGTTGCAAGGTTTTTATTGAATAAGTTTTTAGTCATTTCTTTTTACCTTTAGTCATCATATGACCTTTCATACCATTTTTACATTCAGAACAATGCATCGCCATTGCTTTGTCTGAATTTTTCATTTCTTTATATTCCATTTCTTTATTTTCTTTTTTGTGATTTTTATGTTCCATCTATTCCTCCTTTTAGATTTTATGAGTTCCCTCTACTCCCCTATCTATTCGGTTTTGTGTCCTCTTTTCTAACCATAGAAGAGCGGTCTCAAGATGAGTTAATGCTACTGCGTTCTCCCTGCATTTAAAAGGAGAATCCTGAAAAAAATCTAACCGCTGAATAGCCGCTGATATTACAGTTTCAACAAAAGCTCCATTTACTCCCGATTCCTGTATTGCGCCTTCTTGCCATCGAATGTTAATTCCTATCCCTTCTACACAACCTCCTCCTGGGCAGTCTGTAATGGGATTTTTAAAATTTTCTACTCTGCAATTTTTTATTTCATTCATACTATCCTCCTTTTAAATAAATTAAATACAACGCCAAGTATTATTGATAGTCCAACCACAATCTTTCAATACTTCGTCTTTTTCACTTTTTTTTTACTCTTCCCAGCCTTAGACATTGCAATAGCAATAGCCTGTTTCCTTGGTTTCCCTGCCTTTATTTCAGTTCTTATATTCTTCCCTATTACCTTCTTTGAACTTCCTGACATTAAGGGCATATATAGCCTCCTATTTAGTTACCTTTAAATGAAGATTTTTGGCGAAATTTGTATAGACCCACATTTACATATAAAGTAGCATGGTTCCTCTATTTTTTAGCTCACCCATGCGTAAAAAATAGAGTACTATTTATACATAAATTAATATCTTCATTTAAAGGGTTATTTTATTTAAAAAATCTTAAAACAATTTCAACAAAAATACCGGCTACTATCATCCAGCCGGTAGTATTAAGTTTAGATAATTTATCTTCTATTGTTTCCACTTTTTTTTTCAATTCGGCAACCTCTTTATGTTTGAGTAAACATATCTCATTAAGAACATATTCATTAACGTATTCATCTTTTTGAATTACCATAATTTAAGGCTTTCTCCAACATCCCCGGTTCAGTCTTATTTTCTTGGTTAGTTGTTATAGAAGTTGTACTTTTCAAATTGTTTATAAAATTATTTTCCATTGATTTTACTGTTATTTTAGCTAATTCGTCAAGTATTTTTTTATCAGCAGTGCCTGTAAGAGCTTGTCCCAATTTTTTAGTTAGTCCAGGGTTATGAAGTATTTGTTGTAATCCTGCCAAACCAATAGCAATAGGCGCAACTGCTAAAGGCGAAGTTATAAAAACAACACCTCCAGTCAAACCTGTGGTAACATTCGCGCCAAAGTGAGAACTTGTTTCTTGTGCTCCTTTTGCACCTTTGCTGACTGTATATATCAAATCTTTAATAGCTGCAAGTTGTTCCTCTCTCCCTTTAAAAACTTGTTTCAATGCTTCATGTTTAACATGGTCAGTTTCTATAGCTTCTAATGTTTTTACCGCTTCTTTGATAGGGAACGCCCCAGAAGCGGTAAGTGGGAAAAGATGGTCATTAAAGGCATCTACCATCTTTTTTGAAGCATCCCTACCTATTAAAGATTGGACTTCAGATATCTGCTTTGGATTTTTTAATAATTCAGGAACTATATATTTTAATCCTTCTTTAGTATTGGCAAGTTGCTCAAAAAAGACATTATGCGTAGGAAGTTTAGGCATAGAAGCGGTTACTGCATCTTTTTTAATTGAAGATCTTGAGGCAAGATCATTTATAAAATCAACAGTATCTTTTGCCCCTTTTGTTCCCCATAAATCTTCAAGTCCAGCCTTCCCAAGTTTAGCAGCTCTCTTTTTCATCTCTTCAATAGATATACCGCCTACTTCGTCAATTCCTGTTATGTATGCGGCATGACCTTGTTTTAAAAGTTTTGATATATTATCACTTTTATCCTTTGTTGTTTCTGTTAAGGCATTTTTAATATCAGTCATGCCGTCAGGAGTTAAAGTTTCAAATAATGTATTGGGTGTTTTTTCTGAAAGGTTTTTAATAGCATCTAATTTATCAGATATCTTCCCATATTCAGTCAATTTAGTTTTATATAAATTTGCTAAATCTTCTCTGCTATTAGAAGTGAAAAAATTACCTAAATCTGATTTTAATGCAGCTCTTATTTCACCTTTTGCATAATTGTTAATACCAGGAACATCGCTTATTTTGTCATTTAATGCAGTAACAATTCTTACTATTTCAGAAGGATCATATTGAGTAATATTTTTACCATATTTTTCAATCATCCATTGTTCAAGATTAGGATCACCACTTACTAAATCCATTACATGTTTAGATACTCCTGAATCCTTTTTGTCTGTTTTTATATAATTTAACAATTCTTCAATTGGTCCGCCTGTACCCACTTTAAATTTTCTTTCAATATCATATTTTCTGAACATTTTACTTGTTTCAGTTAATTCAGGGTATATATTTTTTCCTTCTGAAGCTAATTTTTTTGTAAATTTTTTAATAGGTGGAATTAATTCATTTTCATAAATTCTTTGTCTTTTTAAATTAATAAGTTCATTTGCAAATTGGACAGGATTGCTTAAAGTTTTATATGTGGGCGCATTCTCCCCAAAGAAATATTTCAAAGCAGTGTCAAGGTTTTCTTTGTCAACATTTTTAAGTTGAGATTCTTCAAGGTTTTTTTGACCTTTTGCTATACTTGATATAAAGCCTTTTTCAGTTTCTACAGCTTTGCCTAAAATATTTTGAATAGTGCTCACTAAAGATATCTTTTCCTTATCAGACAATCTCTTTCCTGTCAAATCTGTCATCGCTTTAGTAACTTTATTGAGTTGTTCTTTTTCGTAATTTCTCTCAATCCAAGACAGCCCTGCTATTCTGTCAAAAATAGTCCTGGCAGGAGAATCTAAGGGGATGCCATGTTCGTTCATTTTTTGTTTTACAAGATTTGAGGCTTCTTTTGGCGATAATCCATCAAAACTACCTACATTAAGATTTATTGTTTTTAAAGCATTACTTGAGTCCTTATTAACGGTATCAAAAACCTTTTGAGATATTACCTTTTCACTTGTTTTTATAGTTTTACCTGCAATATCTTTAAACAATCCTCCTGTGGCTTCCGTTGCTATTTTACCCGCTGCCTTACTTACTACTTTCCCAACAGGAATGGAAAACATATCCAATACCCCTTGTATTGCCCCTTCACCTGCGGCTCTACTCATAACACCTGTAAAGCCCCCCACTTCTTTACCAGCTAAACTTTTACCAACGTCAGAAGCTATACTGCCTCCCCCTGCAAACACACCTGCTCCCAGCGGACCCCCTAAAACTCCCCCTATCAAACCACCTACCTGTGCAGCAGTTTCAGGCATTATTGCAGAAGCTACCTCTTTTACAGTAGGTGCTTTCCCAAAAGGAATAACACCTTCTGCTGATCCAAGAGTTGCCATTTTACCTATTTCACCAAGTAAATTGAAAGGCTTAGGAACTTCGTAACTTGTTCCGCCTTGAATTGTTGGGATTTCCTTAAATTTAGACGTTACCTCTTCAGGAATCGACGGAGTAACAGGTTGAGATTGAGATATTTTTGAAGGAAAGTTACTTTCAATAGCTTTTTGCATCACTTCTGGAGGTGTGCCATCAGGAAATTCAACAGATGTATTATGTTCAGGTATTTCAACAGTTATAGGCATTATTTAACCTCTATCATTTTACCATTTTCATATTTATATTTTTTATTAGGGGACTTTGTTGTTCCTTTACTCTCTACCCTTTTAATAGTAGGATCAATCATATTCTTATAAGATTCAGGTGCATCTTGTAAATATTCCTGTTTCGCCTCATTCAAATCATTTGTTCTTAAATCTTTTATAATATTTAAAGTAGCGACTATTTCTCGTCTTGTATTTTCATCTAAACTACCACCTTCAAAATATTTATTTCTTACTCTTTCTATGTTATCTAAAGAGAAAGTAGGCACAACTTTACTTATTCTTGCCACTTCGGCCTCTCTTACCCCTGTTTTAGGATCTTCTAATTTTGCAAGAGCTACCATTAAATGGTCATCAAGTACTCTATTTGATACTTTCCCATCAAGATAAGACTGATAATTTGTTAAAGCGTTATCTATTGGAGGAATTACAGCATTATAAGAAGTTGACCTGTAATCTTTTTTAAAATTACTGACTACAAATTTGCCTCTTGCGTCTTCTGTTCTTTGTTCTGATAATCCTTTTGAGTAAGCAATTCTTTCTTTAGCAATGTTTTCTCTTGATTCTCTATCCAACTCATTTTGGTTTAATCTTTTTTCTGATAATTTTTCAGTAGATTTTATCTTTTCTCCTACCATTTCAGAAGTTAATTTTTGTCCTATTAAACCAGATAATTTATCTCTTCTTACTGTTGTGCCAGCATAATCTTCAAAGCCAGGAATAGTTCCCAAGTCTACTAAATCTTCTGTCTTTAAAATTTTATCCTGAACTTTTGCTTTTTGTTCTGCAATATTTAAATCAGATTCTAATTTTTTCCCAACTAACTTCTCAAAAAATGGCAAGGTAGCTCTTTTCTGTTCAGGGGACATGCCTTGAGACATCCTCCCAAGTACAGACATTAAATCGTTACTTTGTACAGGTGTTCCTTGTGCTTGTGATAAAGCTGTCTCTGCGCCTGATATTTCAGTTGGTGATCCTTTTAACATTGGCGCTGTACCTTCTAAAGAAGAACCTATAGGTGTTTTTAAATCGTTTAAAGCACCTGCTAATTGAGAATTGATAACACCATAAGCCTCTTCAGGAATAGCCCCTTCAGGATCTCTACTAAGTGCCTTTGTCAATTCGCCTACCGCTTCACTTTGAAGTGTGGCAATTTGTTGAGCTTCTTTTTTTGCCTTTAATGCTTGTGCAGCTGGCGAACCTGCGCTAAATCTGTCATATACATTCATACCGCCTTGTACAACACCAAGCAAACTTGCTAAAGTATTAAGTCCACTTCCTACCTGATCCATTGTAGAAGGTTTTTGAACGTATTGAGGTTGACTTCTTGGAATATAAATTACACTTGGTCTATCTGCCATTTTAACCCCCTATAATTCTTTTTTTTGGTATCAATATTGGTGGTGTCATTGGTCTATATGGAATTTGTTGTTGAGGAGGTTCGTTTAATAACTGTGCCAACATACCTGTTCGTGGATTTGCAACTGTATTAGCAAGCATAAAATCATTTATGCCTTGTCTAAATCCATAACTTCCAGCTGCTGTACCCGCACCTGTTGCTGTGCCTCCTCCCAAAGCTGCACTTAATGCTCCACCTGCCCCAGCTCCCGCTGTAGTAGTACCCCCTGTCATTGCATAAGCAGGTAATCCTGAATATGCCCCTGCCGATGTCAGGCCTGAAGTTGCAGCAGGGAGCGCCGCTGCTTCAGGTGCAAAAAAAGCGGCACCGCCATAACCAGCCCCCGCTCCTAACAAGCCTCCCATTAGGGCACCTTGTTCCCAATTATCCCCGCCTGATAATCCGCCTGCTAAAGCACCGGTTGCGCCCAATATTAATGCTAATGTTAATGGAGACATATTGATTCCTCCTAATCGTTTCTATCCCCAGATAATCTGGCTGAATTTGGAATATACAAAGGATCACTTGGATTTTTTATATTTTTTACTGCATATATGTATGCAGGTGTTCCAGGTGCAGGATATTCCCCGCTAAAGGCGCGCGGGTTATCTCTTTTTATGTCTTCCCCATAATCTACTGTTGGTGTTTGTACAGGTTGTCCTGTCTTTGTATAAGTTCCTGTAGGTGCCCCTACAGGCTGACCTGTCCTAACCTCATCACCGCCGCCTGTGTTCAACTGCCCTTCAGTGATAACAGGTTGAGGAGATGCCAAATTTGCAAGTTGAAGTTCAAGCATTGACTTCGCCTGATTAGCTGATAAATCCTGCCCTCTTGCTGTCAATCCTGTCTGATAATCAAGCCCTAACGCTGCCATTATGTTTGCTATTTTACGTTGATTAAATTCTACCAACGTAGGAGCTATACTTGATGCCAGAGCTTCCTGAGAAGAAGGGCCTAATCCTCTATAGGCACTTGCTCCATGAGTTTGAGACATTATAGTATCCAAAAGATTTTGTTCTGCTTCCGATGAGGGAGCAAAAGAAGGATTTAATAAAGAATCGGCTAAAGGCTTAGCATATTTGGATTGATTAAAATCAAAAGGAGTAAAATCTAACGATGTTTCAGCCTTATTGGCATAATCAAGCCCAGCTTTAGGATCTTTACTCCCTGTTATTCCAGGTATGTAACTAAGGTAAGGATTTTTAGGTTCTGCTACTTGTACAGGCCCCCCATCATTTTTAGGCATATTATTTTACCTCTCATTTATTTTTATCATTTTTACTATTAATGGTTTATATCCCATCTTTATATATCTTTTAATTATATTATCATCATATTTACAAAAGAATTCAATAACTTTTGTATTATTTTCAAAAAACTTTTCTAAATAATTCTTTAATTTAATACCTATTTTATATTTTCTATATTCGGGTTTACAATACCAGCCTTCACAAAGTCCCCTCTTTTTTAAAGTTTCATAGTGAGAATTTGTAGTATATCCCATTATAAAACCTATTATCTTATTATCCTTTTTATTATCATTTTTATCATTTTCACATTCAGCAACAAATATCTTAATAGGTTGATTTAATATATATAATAAAAATCTTTCCTTAGCAATATTATCTACTTCAGTGCCTAAAATATCAACTTCTTTTGACATTTCAATGTATAAGTCTGCAATCTGATACGCATCCCAGATTGTAGCGTCTCGGATTACTATTTCCGTTTCTTTGTCATCAAATAAAATGGATAAAGTTTCGTAAATCATATTTAACTACACCTATCATACCAGTCTGATTTATGTTCAGGGTCTGGGTCATTATTTATTTTCCAAAGTAAAAAGTGAACATATTCATGTTTTAACCTTATCAAATCTGCACTTATAGTTATTGTAGGATTATTAGTACTGAAATCAAATAATCCACCGCAACCATTAGGCAACACGCCGCAAGGGAAAGCCTCATAAGGTTCTTTGAGTATAATATTTATATGAGGTTCAATCCCAGACAATCCCATACATACCATTGTCTCATAATACCTTTTATCCATTTCTTCTGTATCAACAAAAAAACCATTAGACTGTATCCATTGACCTGCTTTTGTCTCTTGGTCTTTGATGAAATATATTTCATCTTTACCGCCTTGAGCACAAGAAGTAATAATAAATATTATAAAAATATTATGTAAAAGGTAAAAACATCTCTTTAGTTTTTGCATTGATAGAATATATCTGAAAATCAGCAGTTGCGCTGCTATGAGTTAAAGTTAAGGATAATCTCCTCATATTTAAAACAGGAGACATATGTAATACTTTTCTTGCCGGAGATCCTGTAGTCCCTGAAACTGTAAATGTAGAACTTGTCCCGGCAGAAGCGTCTATATCATTATACGCCATTGTTATATTAGTAGCTGAAGTTAAAGCCTCTAATTCTATATGAGGTACTATCTTTTTATAATTAGGATCTCCCAAAGGATTATAAAAGGTTTGATAACTGATATCAATAGCAGTCCCGCTATTTCCCGATGAATCCGCCTGATCTCCATAAACTTGGTTATTATCCTGAATATAAACAAATCCGCCGGTGGTTTCGTTCTGTTCTCCCATTACCAACTCGCCGCCGTCCCCTGTTCCATTTTGCACAGCGTAACAACCTATAGTCTGTCCTGTCATTTTGCCGTACCACGGTCCGTATTGATTCAAGTCATCTTTGTAAAAATTATTTATATCTAACCAAAATTGGAAGTTGTTTAAAGTGCTGTCTGCCCCTGCAAAAGATAATTTGTAATACCCTTCATGGTAGATACCGCAAGCGTTTTTAATCTGTTCAGAAGGTATCTTTTCTAAACCTTGAAAATTATTGTTGAAAGAATATATCTTTTGAGATATTGGTATAGCAGTTGCAGAGTCAAATCTTAACAGGTAAACTTGTCTGTCATTTCCCAGCCAGATAGTACCTATAGGTGTCCATGCCATAGTCCTGACAGCGGAACATCCTACCTTTAATCCAAGAGGGAAAATGGTATAATTCCCAGCCGTAAAAGGAACAACAAGGCTTGCTCCTTGAAATATAAACATATCAGAAGCCCCGGCTAATAAAACAGCCGACTGCGGTCCCGCAGTACTATTATTAAAAGAATGATGTATCATCCCATGTATATCCGTATCAGGCTGCACCCCGCAAGCTGCTGCAGTTTCCCAAGTTGCGCTGTCACTAAAAGAAGCCGACCATCTTAAGAAACCTCTATTATTATTATCTATAGAAAGCAAACGGTCTTGATAAGGTAAAAATTGTTTAGTAAGAGAAGGTGCTGCCGTAACTGTTGCCGCCGCTGAACCTGTCCAAGAACGAGGAGCGTCAACACCGTTTGCAATGTAACATTTTGAAGTTGCACCCCAAGAGGTGAAAGTGGTGCTGTTGTTGAGGAGTTCGAGGTGGTAGATTTTGTTAGTGTCAGCATCACAGACCCAAAGTGTCCCATTATTCGCTACTGATACTCCTGTTACATCAGTAGCACTTGCATCAAAAACGGATGTTGCAAAACTACTTATCAATGTTCCTGTATTTGTTATGTGATATATCTTGTCGGTAGTTGCATCACTAACCCAAAGAGTCCCATCAGTTGCTATCGATATTCCTGTTAAATTCGTAGCTGCCGCATCAAAGACAGAAGTTGCAAAACTCGTTGCCGCCCGCCACCCGCTATCACTCGTCAACCCCGTAACAGCATCCGTCCATACCCCGCCATTCTCGTAAACTATCTTCGTATCACACGCCGCCAAAAGTTGTTTAGAAGTACTATAATAAAATTTGTGAACTCCCAGGATCTTTTTAGAGGCTACAACCTGATTAGAATTGACTTTCCTGTTCCCTTTCCTTTTTCTTATTCCGTTCTTATACACAACGTTCTGCATTGACACGCATTCTTTAGGGTGTAACTCAACAACATTTTTACTAATATTCACCCCCCCGATTGACATAGGGTAATTTTGTATGCTTGTTGCTGGTTCAGTTGTTGGCATTTATTTTATCCCAAAATTCATTTAAAATATCTGAATCTAAATAATATAAACAAGGTGTATATTCATATTTTTTAGCTCTTAAAAAGTTTGAAAAAACTTTAATTTTTAATCTATCCATCCAACCCTCGCATTCTATGCTTTTTATAAAAATTCTCTTTTTTTTAAAAAATAAAATTAATTTTTCTTTATTATGACATATATCATAAACCCCTACATACATTATGGCATTTATTTTTAAATTTTTATTTTTACTTATTTTGAAAATATCATTCGCATCAACATCAGGCACACCATACATTTTTTCATCTCCCTCTCCCATACTCCGCAGGAAACACTGCCATTGAAGTACCTCTACTAGCACCATACGCCCTAAAAACGTGCATCTGATTAATTTTTACAGCGTTTGTCTTCTTTGCCGCTTCTAAGAATTTCTGATACTGAACTTGGCAACGATCTCCTTCGTCATTCTCTTTCATTGTCTCATGCATCCTTGCAAGGGTATAATAAATTATACAAGGTTCACATTCTAACGGCAATGTACTTGTCCCCGTATTTGCTGATAAGGTCGTAGGAACTTTATAATATCTGTCTCTTATTGTTTCTACGGCACTTGGTGTGGGATAAAGCCTATATTGGTTGCCTGCTATAGCGTAATAAGTAGGTGTCCCGGTATCAGAGGCATCAGAATCAAAAGCGTCAATGTCCTGTATATTACATTCATTAAGTATCAAATTTGAAGTGGTATTTATTAAATCAATACCTTTCCCAAAGTCAGTTGCTAAATCATAAAAAGCAGTCGATGCAACAGTAGCAAAAGTTCTGGTTGTATAAAGAGACTGCCAATTAGCCTCATTAGATATAACAGTTTGTGCCTCATTTATCATCTCACTTATTATTAATGCGTTACCTGTTGCCGTTGTTACTTCGGAAATTTCTGTATTTTCTATTCTTTTTAATACCCTGTTTACTAATTGTAGATAGGTTAATGCCATTATTTTTCTCCTTTGATAAAAGGAACAATTTTAAACGGTTTATAGCTCCATCCATCAATAAGATCACTACCATCAGGTTCTTGTGTTAAATTATAGTCAACATAATTATAGTCAACATAATTATAGTCAACTTCACCATTTTTTTCAAATACAGGTAGATAAATAATATATGTATTTTTTTTATTTTTTAAAGCCATTTTTTATCTCCCTTATTCATTATCTCCTCCCTCTTTTTCCGCCAAACATCAATTCTCTTGCCCTATAATTTGCCTCTGTTGTTGTGTGAACACTGTCCCATTGTTTCGTTTTTGTTCGGGAATTATCTTCAGAGGGGGCTGCTGGCACAACTGCCGCTGCAAAATCATCCCCAAGTGCATATAATTCAGCAGGAGTAATATCTGTGGCGTTATCATAGATGCGGACATCGTCCAAAATACCACTATATCCAGAAGTGAGATTATCTACAACACCAGTACCTCCAATAATAATATATCCACCGTTACTATTAAAAAGAGTACCTGTAAATGCCAAAGGGGTACAATCCAAAATTGCATTTACATATATTCTAATATCTATACCATCCCAAACAACACAGATGTGATACCATGTGTTAATATTTAAATTTGTATCATTGTAAAGATCAAAATCAAAAGTATTCCCATTAGTGGAGCATTGGAAACGTATCTTGAAAAGATTTGTTCCTGAATTTTCGTATGTCAATAAATATGAAAAATTTTCAAAATAACTGTTACTAATTATGTATCCTATCTGCGTTGAATCAAATATTTTAATTCGTGCTGACAAAATACACGCAGTTGACAAATCAAGACCGATTTGTGATACTTCAGCTATATATAGTATAGCTGACGATAAATCAACAGCAGCCGCAACAGTGCCACCATGTCCCGTGGCAGAAGTGGGATTGCTATCGCCTGCTAAATGATTCCCATTTCCAGAAGAATCAAGCCAACTCGAATTTCCTGCATTATCATTAAGTTTCCATTCTGCTACTGATGCCATAATTATCCTTATTCAGCCAAAAGGTTAAGGGGAGGAGCGGAAAGAGAAAAAAAATTTGCCCACACCTCACCACTAAAAGCACTTTCCCCGTCTGCCGTATAGGCAGTTATTACGTAATAATATTTTCCTGTTTTAGGGATCGTTGAATATAAACTTGTAAATAATACATAAGGAGTAAGTGGCTTGCCTATATCTTTACTATTGGCGTTTGTGTATTCTCCGCTTATCGTACTCCAGTATATTTTATATCCCAAAAGGGCAGTATCAGGCATGGGAGAACCGTCTGCGTATTCAGTTGGTGGAGTCCAAGATAATCCCTTTTTTGCAGTTGTTGGCAATGCGTAGGCAGTCGAACATATTGTTGCTATTAACAAAATGATGACTAATTTTTTAAACATTTTATCCTCCTTTAACTAATTGTACTTATCCCTGAAATTGCTACTCCATTATAGGTTTTTATATTCCCTGATGAAGCCGCCTTTTGTACTGCACCTATGGTCTTACTGCCTGTTGTAAATCCCCCAGGGAAAATTCCTGGATATCCAGATAAAGTTGCTGTTGGTAAAAAGTCATTTCCCAACGTTATTGAATAAACAATATTACTCCCTCCCCCTGACGATGTAAGGTCGCTAGTTAAAGTGAGGGTTGTAGCAGTGTGCGCAGTAATGCCAAAAAATGTATCAGTAACACCACCAGTACCAGTCATTGACCGTATTAAAATATGGTCAACATTATCCGTTATAGTGCTAAAATCCGCTCCATCGTCTGTCAACACATTGGTAGTTGATGTAACTGTGCCTAAATTTACTTTTTGTGTAACATTGGTAAAAGCGGGATTTGTTGTAACATCATTACTCCCTTTTGTCCAATTATTTACATCAGTAGTATTATTGTTATAACAATTATAATCATCGTATCCTACAGATTGAACATCAGCATGAGTTACGGCTGTTACAAAACCATAAAAAATATTATTTATTAATCTAACATCTGTAGTCCCAGTAACAAAGGATACTCCCGTCCCATATTTATTTTCAGCACCATAAAAAATATTATTGATACCCAAAAAACCTACTAACAATGCCCCTGTAAGCCCAAAATTCAAAGTTGCACAATGAGCCATTATAGTATCCATAATATTAACTGAAATGCTTGTGGTGCCATATATAGCCACGTTGCTATCATGTAAATAACACCCTATTATTTGACTAGTTCCACCAACAGACAGAGCTCTGCCTCTATAAGATATCCCCTCGCAACTCAAAAAAAGACAATCTAACCCTCCCCCAATTGCAACTCTATTGGCAGTTGTAGAGCTATTTGTAACTTTACAATGGACACTTTTCCCTGCATTACTTAATGAAAGCAAACTTGATCCTGTCCCTGTTAATTCGACAAAAGATATCTCCCAATTGGTACTCATATTAAAATTATTTGCCCCGCAAGCAAAAGTTGGGCGTGTACCATCCGTTGGATTGTCCCCCCTTGTTGTTGAATATCCTATTATTTTAATAGGAGCTTGCGTACCTCCAGCAGCGACCATATTAACAGCTTCGCCCAATGTGTAGGTAATTGGGGTAGCCCCACCCTTAACATATATAATATTCCCAGCTACACACATCTCAAAAAAATCATCATCCAATGTAGATACTAAACTCGCAGCCCCGCCTACATAAAATGTACCAGCCGTAATATTGTTTGCTCCATCTGTAGGGGTTCTATCTAAAACTGCATTGTTTGTGTCCGTAACAGATACAATTTCATACCATCCAACAATAGCGCCTGTGCCGGTCAATGCGGTCAGATGTATATAATTGCCTTTCATGGCATCAGTAAAGCCCCCACCAGCCGATGTGACTGTAGTAGATGCCGCAGTACAAGTAAGGTCTGTATTAGTCAATTGAGCCGCATTTTGCAAAGTGTAATCAGTACCACCACGTGCAGAATTGAACCCAGCTCCATTTACATTGTTGGCTGTAGCGGTTGATCTAACCTCTAAAACTGCTGTTGCTGGTAGTGCCATTTTTACATTACCTCAAACGATAATTGTTTTGTTTTAGCGGCTTTCAAAAGGTCAATACATTCTTCACATTTTACAACAGGTATATCTTTAGGGTCCGGCATAGGTAATGACAGTTTAGTAAAAATTTTATGATTTACAGGTTTTAGAGGCTTGCTATCTTTATCTAAAATCCAGTCGTTGCCATCGTTCTGGCAACTAAACTTTCTCTGCCAGCAATCAACAACTACGTTACCTACTGGAATAAAACAATTATCAAGGTTACATTTTATAAAAGTCACGCCTGTCATGTCGTCTCTAAAAATATTCCTATCAACAATCTCCTGTGAAAAACACGAACCGTAAATAACTACATTATTGGGGATATCCTCTTTTTTGAGATTCCTCCCAGTGAAATCTTTGAAAGAATATCTTTCGTCAATGTCATATTTTATGCCAGCATATTCGTATTTCATGTGTGAGTGTAATAATCATTTGAAGGGTTAAAAAACAATTCATCGGTTGTATTTGCAAAACCTATTCGCCTTGTCACAGAATCAGTAGTTGTAGGAGCTGCCACAACCACTGCCCCAGCGGTTTCTGAAATATGCACAGGAGCACTTACTGTAAAGGTAGGGAATTTAGCGTCTGCCCTTATTTTCCCATAGGTCAAAATAGTCATGCTGCCATTATCTGCGCCTGTAGTAACTGCTATTGCCAGCCTGACATCCCCAGAGGTAGAAGCGGCAGTTGCATCTGCCAAATACCATTGACTGTCTGATGCTTTAAGATAAACCAATTCACCAAAAGCGATTGTTTCTCCTGCTGTAACCACTTCCGTAATGCCACAATATTTACCATCAGCAGATAAGACAGGATCTAAAAATAAAGAGGTGTTTTCACCTAATATAATATTCCCAGCAAGAGTAAAACCAGCAGCAGGATCACTGCCCCCGCTTCCTGCATTATCTAATTGTCCGGTAAACGGATTTAATACATACCCCATACTTATCTCCTAAGAATAAGACAATGACGCCCTATTATCCCAAATATTGTCAAAAGCCATGTCTCCATCTGCCCATTCTTGTGCAGTACAATTAAAACCACTTACAGTTCCTGCTGTCCAAGTAAGCCTCGCTATCTGCCAACTTGCCACACTTGTAACTGTTCCAATATTTGCTTTGCCTATATATATACAATTATCATTAGAATCATAATCATATTTTATTGTATAATATGATGTTGTTTCAACTGCTGACGGTTGCATTCCTTTTGCGTTTGCCATTTTATTACCTTATATATTTCCTCTTGTTTAAAAGTTACGCCAAGATCTTGTTTAAATTTTTATCAACTTTACTTTCTGCCAAGCATAAACTTTCGTGCCTTAATAAGCCTATCCTGCTTTTAACTTCTCTATTGCAATACTTGCAATTATGTATTGTGTTTTGTTCTTGAAACCTTTTTGACCTGTCTTCAGGTTGTTCCGGCATTTTATATACTTTTGCTGATTTTTTGGCTTCTATCTCTTCTTGAGCACAAAGATCTTTTTCTAACATTTCAGGGTTAAAGGGATCCATGCCCATTTTTAAAGGTTGTTCATTTTTAAGATAATTTTTAATATCAGGGATCATATCCCAAGTTGGATGTCTTCTCTGAAATTCATTATTGAATTGTTCTTGTGTCATTCCTTGTGCCCATGAACGATCTTCCATTTAGGTTTCTCCTTTTTATTTATCTAACGTTTTTACCCCAACTACAATTTATATCAAAAGCATCCTCATTAGATTCTATACTAATCAGTGCAATCGATGCAGCTCCAGATATTTTTAAACATTTACTTGCTTGTACTATACCGCTGACATTCATTGGAACTATTACACTATCAAAGGGTTCTGTGTCATATCTTTCTCCATTTATAGATAATGCAAAATTAAATTTTACAAAGCCTTCATTACCGTAACCTTTTCCTTTGCAATATCCACTTACCATAATATAATCACAATCTCCAACAGGAACAGATTGTGAATCTTTTACTCTATACTTTTCTTTAGATACTACAGGTATAAATCCATTCAAAAAAGTTCCATATTTATACATTTTTATCTCCTATATTTTTATTATGCATCCGCATAAGTTATCAAAGTTTCAACAGTAGCAGTACTGTTGCCTGTTCTTGTAGTAGTAGCAGCTATAGTCAAGCCTGTACTAAATTTTATAGGTTTTGAAAATTCAAAGTGTTGAGCTTTATCGCCACCAGCCGCAATATATAATACAAAAGTGGGTGTAGTTGTTCCTACCGTAACGTCGGCAGCTTGTGCATCGAAAAATTGCAAATAACCGGCCCCTGTATCGCTAAAAATACTTATACTAAAAATAAGTACTTCATCTTTTGTTGTTACCCCAACCTTTGTACCTGTAACAGCAGCGCTGTATACTTTAGCAGAACCTACAGTGTTGTCTGAAATCATCTTTTAACTCCTTATTTTTTATAAATTTATGCTTTTTAATATTGTCTCAAAACGATGTTGATAAGTATGTTTAGATATAAATTCCTTATATCCCTCTAAGGCAATATTATTCCTTTCCTCATCATTTTGCAAATAATATTTAATCTTATCAATAGCATCGTCAAGATTTTTATAAGTTACTAAATGTTTTCCGTCTGTAAATAATTCATGTATGGTAGGAATGTCTTCAGTTAAAAGGAAAGACTTTGTTGCAAGGGTTTCAAAAACTCTCATATTGACATCGTCAACTGCAGCAGTATTTAAAACTATCTTTGATTTTCTGTACATTTCTGCTGCTGATTCAAATAATCTTTGTCCATAGAAAAAATTGTCAAAAGATTTAAAAATTCTATCTAAAGCATCTCTTCTTTTAGGAAAAGAAACATATCCTACAAAACTTACGTCATATTTTTTCATACATTCAGGAATGCATGGATATGCCATAGGTTCTGCGGCATGAGGAAGCCATGTTGATTTTACTCCATTTTTTCCAAATTCTTCTACAGCTCTTTTCTGATTGCAAAATACAAAATCAAACTCTTTTGCCTTGTTGAGACGGTAGTCAAATCCAAGATGAGTATCCGAGGCAATATATACAGAAGGATGATAAGAAGACATATTTATAGGTTCATTGGGTAACATAGGTTTTAAGGCATCCTCGCCCCAATCAACCCATAAATGAAAGTCACATTTACCTAAAGGTTCTATCGGTTTAAGTCCACAAGGTCGGACGACGTCATGCCCTAATTTTCGCATTATATTTGTATAATAAAGAGGTGCCCCATCATTTCTACCTATCGTTGAACCTAAATAACTGTTTGATATTCTCATAACACCCCACTCATAGTATTAAACCACCAATTAAACCCATGTTTCTTTATTAAAGCCATATTAGTCTCTTCTATCATCTTGTTGCTGTTCCACCCGCCTTCTTTAGTGTGGTCCCCATTTAATTTTGTTCCTGTCTGAAAACCGTGATGATAAATAAAAATACTTGTATCTATATATAAAGGATATCCTGCCTTCCTTAATCGTATAGAAAGGTCAATATCATCACCTCCACACAAGGTATCGTCTACACCACCTACCGCGTCTAAAGACTTTCTATTTAAAACCATAAAAAACCCTACAAGATAAGTAGTTTGAATTATTGTTTCATCATTTCTATACCATATATTTTGTTTTCCGCTTACACAGTTTGAAGTAAATCCCAATGCACCTTTTTCATTTACAGCGTGCCAATCGTAAATACTTTCCTGCCAATGAGCACTTGAATAAGGTATAAATATATCATCATTAGAAAATATTACTATATCGTTATTACAATGTTCGAGACCATGTTTAAGTCCGCCTTCCCAGCCTAAATTAACCCCAGGGGTTAATATCTTAACATTGTCTTGCCGTATAAAATTTTCTAATGGATGGAAACCATTATTTACAATGATAATGTTAGGTTCTTTCCCCAATGAATAAACACATTGTACTAATTGGTCTACGTTGTCATAGGTTGGTATTATTATGTCTATCATTTTTCATTTTCCTGTATGTACCTATCTAAAAAATGTTTATATTTTGACAAAATAGTTTTTTTAAAATAACATTTAGTCAATTCATAAAATATATTATTTTTCAAACAATCTTCATGAGGCAAATTATAATATTTAAAACAAATTTCTTTTTCTTGTTCTGATAAATTTACCATATTAGGCAAAGGATAATCAGTAAATCCCATATAAGGCTCTTTTGCTGAATAATCTATTTTATTTTCATTAAAATATTTATTTTCATGTAAAAAAATACTCATTTTAGCTTTAAAATTATTAACAAATTGTTCGTAAGTTTTTTCTGTTTTCATTTTTTAATCACCCCATCTTCATACAAATGTCTAACAAAGTCATGGTGTTTTGTTTTGTCTGCTTCAATTAATAAATAATACAGATATCTTCTATATCCGTTAGGATTCATCCAAAATCCATCAAATATGAATAGATTTATCAAAACCGATAAAGTCCAGCCTATATATATTAAAAATATTGTATTTATTAAGTTGTCTTTCATATTAAAGTAGCTACCTACGGGACTCGAACCCGCGCACCAAGGCTCTACCAACTGAGCTACGTTAGAAAAAATAAGGGGAAACCATGCAAAAGTAAAGTAAGCGGCTTGAGCGAACATTAATCTTTTGCATGGAACTGTTTTACTCCCTATTTAAAACTCAATTCTCTCTGTCATTTCATCATATCTTGCTCTTTCAAAATCATAAGTATCCCATTTTTTATTTGCCATATACCTTCCATTGTTTTCTAATCTGATTATCTGATTATATTTAAAAACTAATGCTCTTATGAAATCATCTATGTTGTCTATCTCTGTCCTGGATGCAAAATTCAACATAACCTCTGTAGTAACATCCATCTGAAAATCTTCTTTTACATATCTTGAAACAGTATTATTTATTTTTTCAATAATATCTTCCGTCAATTCCTGCTGAAATCCATTTACTTCATAATGGGGCAATGTCCAGCAAGAATTAAAAAAGGACTGCTTTTTGTTTAGTATATTTAAACATTTACCTTGAGAAGCTCCCAACTTTTTTGCTTCAAGAGCCGCTTCTATTCCTGTACCTAAAACAATTCTTTTTTTACCTATCTGTTTTTGTATTTCTATATCCCTTTTTTTGCCTGTAGGCCTGTCTTTCCATTCTATGTTTTCTCCTTTTAGTTGGTTATAAATTTGATATGAATCACTTTTACCTGTCTTGATTTTCCAACAAGTAACCTTACTTGCCCCCATTGCCCTTGCTTTTTTTGCAGCTTCGATCCCTGTACCAACATGCACAACTTTTTGTCCTGTTTGTTTATAAAAATTCAACCTTTTCTCCAACCGTTCTTCCTTCCATTTGTCTTTAAGCTCTTTAGGTGTATGCCATTGTTCATATTTTGAATTTTCTATATATTTTTCTCTTGGAGGCTTGATAGCGTGAAAATCTCTAAAAGCGATTGCTTCTTTTAATGCTTGTTCTTTATCTCCTCTGAAACATTTTTGAATAGTAGGCTTACTACCAACATAATTCAAACGAACCCACCAATAATGCCCACTCTTTCCATCTACTCGGCATATTCCGTACATATTAATCCTCCTATTTCTTAATTTATCTATTTCTTAATTTATCTATTTCTTAAATTCACCCATCACTTCCCTATACTCCTTATTCTTCTGTTCTTTTTCATATACCACTTCATCTATCTGTTCTCTGGCCCCAAGATGTATTATCTTAGTCGAACTATCGCAAAATATCTTAAAGCCTTGTTCTCCTGCAAGATGACAAAATTGTATATCTTCGCCAGCCGGAGAGGTCGACATAAACCAATTCTTTTTCATTCCTTTAAATACAGAAGTTTTAATAAGAACGGCACCAAATCCAACAGCGTCACATTCAAACAATGTATCTTTTGGATAATTGTGAACTATGTTATTGATAAAATATTTTTGCCTTGTTAAAGGATCGTATCCCTTATTTAAAGCATAAACTACCGGTGAAATTGGGTGCCGTCTTGTAAAGGCAAGTGGTGCCACAATGTCTACGTTATGCCTTACTAATCTTTCAAAAAGATTAGGCATACACAACATATCATCGTCTACCATGAATAAATAGTCAAAACCATCATCTACAGCTACTTCTGCCATTCTCTCTCTTGCAAGGGCCGGAAAGGTATCTCCTATGGTTGCTATTGAAAAATCGTATTCTATATCTTCAGGATATTCTATATTTTCTACTTTAATTTTATTTTTAGAAGCAGTGTCTAACATTCCCAAACGTAACATCATTTGCATACGATTATCATATGCCTCTGGCTCGGTATGGGCATTGTTAAGGAGTCCGAATAGTATTTTTTTAATCATTAACTTACCCCTGTTATTTTACCCATTATTTCATCTTTAGAATTAACAAACCATATCTCGCCTTCAGGAACTTCTTGACTTGTAATTATTGGCATATCTTTATAATATTTATATTCTTTATCAAGACAACATAATATTTTTTTACGAGAATTAAAAGTTGTTTTAATATATAAAGGTGTTATTTCATAATATAGTTCATCCATATCATTTATTCCTTGTGTTTCAATTCTTCCACCTTTTATTTCTATCATCTCTCCCCCTTAATTCTCCACCAAGTAACCATGACCCATTCCCAAAATGTACCCCTTGATAATTCTATAATGTAATGACCCATACATTCACCTTTTCTTATTCTTTTCTGATTAAGTATTCTTCCGCAGTCTTTACAACGGTAGTAGATAGTATTATTTTTCATACCATATTTTCTAACACAAAAAAAAAAGGCTGTCAAGGACATTTCTGTCCCTACAGCCTAATTTTTTATTTCTTTTTTATTTTTTTTATATAGCTCTTATAAACGTAGTCCCGTAAGGAGTTCCTCCTGAAATATTTACAGTGTTAAGTATCTGTATATATTTGCCCATAACAGATACTATAGCTGCCGCATTTGCTAAAGCACTTGTAAACGTGCCTGCTACTGCTCCGGGTCTTAACAAACACATATCATTAGTTGCTCCGGGTGCTACTGTTTTATTTGCCTCTGCTGATAACTGTGTGCTTGTATTTATACCCCAACACTGAACCAAACCATAACTATCATTAGGTATATCCTGCGTTGCTATCCCTGCAAACCAAGCTAAATCAGCAGTATTTGAAGCTGCTATAGGAACAGCCTGTATACCATCTGTTGAAGCTATCTGTGCAGGAGTTCCGCCTACAAATTTCATACCCAAACCTGTAGTAGCAGTTGTTCCTGATACATTGTGAACCTGCTGAAAGATCTTAGCAGCACTTGTCCTATTTGTTCCCTGAATTATCATTTTTTTTATATCCTCCTATTTTTTTTGTTTGAAATTTACTTTCCAATTGTTAACGTTGAACCTGTAGCCCAAGATGTACTTTCATAAGTTATATAAATATCACCCGGACTTGAATTAAAAGTTCCATCATTGGAATTTAGCACTGTAACCACGTTTGTAGTAGCAGCTGCTGTGCCTCTTGGTGTTATCCCAAAATAAAAAACATACTGTAGTCCTGTATGATAAACATGAGCTGTTGGGTTTAATTCCAAGTCTGCTATTACTGTCTTCATGTTACCCATAGACTGAGTTTTTACATTTTGTGTCAACAAATTATGCGCTATAGATTCCCAAACCATTGGATAAATTAAAAAACATATCGCTATCAATCCAATGGTTATTGATATTTTTACTTTTTTAAAAATTTTTCTCATTAATCATTATCCTCCTGACAATTAAGAAGCAGTTATGGAAGTCATAACTCCTAACTTCCTTCTGTTGTTAGTTGTCATGTTTCCGTAAAAAAGTATTTTTGAAGATGTAGTGTCTTTATCTTCCCTTGTTACAGCAGGTGTTATTACAAAGTCATGGTTCTTGTGAACACAGAAATTTAAATACTTGCTGTTCAAAAAATACATATTCCCAGAAGGGCAGTCTAAATCATAAAACACTGGTACTGATTTAAACGTAAGATGTCTCCATCCTACTTTTGCAAGTTCGTCTTCATTACCATATCTCTGTTGTGGAACAAGTGTATTTTCAAATGCTTCAAGAATTGTCTGAGTTGTAAATATTGCATCAGGGGTATCAGAGCTGCCTTGTGCACAATTGTAAAAAGTAGTTGTCATGTCAGCCAAACCCTGTGTTGAAAACACTCCTGAAGTTGTTGACTGTGCTACCCACCATGCAAAGGTTGTAGGATTCAATCCCCCAACTGTTGCTGTAGTAGACACTAAAGCCTGAAGACCTGTTAAGGTTTTATTACTGTTACCTGTACCATCTCCAAAAGCATCCTGGTTAAGATTTTTCCTTAACGTCATAATAGCCTGTTTGGTCCTGGCCTCTATTAAGTCAATCATAGCTGCCTGTCCAGAATTCTGTGCTTTCTCGAGGCCTGTAAAACCTATAGAACCTCCATACTGCTTCCAATTGTATCTTGCTATTGTCATACCGTCTTGTATAGTAGTATCAATAGTTTCAGAACCTGAATAAGAAGAAATAGTAGAATTTGTCTCATATAAAAGATGTTCTACTATGGAATCTCCTCCATCAAGTAGCCTTTTTATACTTCCGCCATTTCTTATCGCTTTCCCTAATTTTCCATTTAAATAGGAAAGAAAAGCATATTCGTCAAAAATATTATCTACCAACTTCTCTCTATAGTTTGCAAGAGTAGTTGTTAAAACACTGTCAAATGTTCGTGATTCTGTTACTCCCGGCATATTTTTATCTCCTTTTAAAAATTAATTTTCACCCACAGCATGTAAATAAGATTCTTTTATACTGCTAAATTGTCTCTTTGCAGATTTATCTATGCTGTCCCCTGTTTTACTTATTGAATTAGCTTTTGCTTTATTCAATTTATTTTCGTATATTTTAGCCATTATCTTCTCTGTGTCTCCCCTACTTTCTATAGCAGCAAGAAATAAAATTTTTAAATCTTTTACTGTTGGGGAATTTTGCTTTTCCATTGGCAACATTTTTGAAAATTCTGCTATTTCTTTCTTATAATTTTTCCACATATCCCCATATATAGGATCTGAATCCATTTCTTTAAAAACATTGTTTATATGTTCTTTTTGTGCTTTTTCTAAAAGAGGTTTTACTTCTTTCATTGCCTCTTCTCTTGCTATCTTCCTTGCCATTTCTATGCCCGCCTGTTGTTCAGGGTCTATCGTTTCTTCATTGGAACCAGTCAAGTTTCTTGTCTGTTCTTCTTTTAAAAACTTTTGAAATCTTTCATTCTGTGTTAAATATTCAGCAGTCTTTAACAATCCATCTACACCGCCATAATTAGTGAATTTACTCTTCAATCCTTCATGCTCTTCTTTTAATTCATTAAAAGATTTTTGATAATCAACCGTTTCTACAGGTGTAACAGGTTCAGGTGTAACAGGTTCAGTAGGCGCATCAATACTTTCTGTGGATGTTACTTCTGGAGTTACTGTCTCATTTTCCATTTTTTATTTATCTCCTTTTTTGGGTTTTTCCCTTTGTGATTTAAAAACAACAAAATTGGGCAAAAAAAAAAGGCTGTAACAACTTAGTTTCCTAAGTCATTACAGCCCAAGTGTATTGATACTGTTTTTAAACTACTTTATTTTATTTTTATATTTTCCGTAACCTTCTTTATCAAAACAATCGTTCCGTGCTCTATTTTTATTACCACCTCCCCATAGAACTTTTTATCCAATAAAGTTTTAATATAATCTATAAAATCTTTCAAAAAAATTACCCTTTCAATTACAATAGTATATAATTTATTTTATTTGTCAAGAAAATATTTTAAAATAATTTCTGCGTTCCTACTTCAACCAACCCTCTTTCTTTCATTAACCTTTTCCTATGTCCTGGACTTGTTACACGTTCTCCAAGCCCATGATCGTAATAATCGCAACATTGAACTTGATTCTTTGAGAAACTTGTTATTATTATATCTGGATTCTTATTACAACATTTCTCATTATGTCTTTCATTAACAGTATGAAAGGCTTCCCATTCTTTTTTACATTCTGGACAATAGTAATTATAAATAGGCATTTTTATTTATTCCTTCTTTTCACTTTTTTTATCTGTTTTAGAATTTTTATTTTTTTTACTCGAAAAAATATTTTTCAACATATCCTGCATAAAGCTCCTCTTTCCTTCTCTTTCAGCCATAACATTTTTTTCTCTGTTTATAATGACGTTAGTCTGATTCTTTTCCCTTGCCTTCTGTACGTCAAGTTGTTTCTTAGGCATCTCCTTTGCTAATTCCATTTGTACATCCATCTGCTGCCTTTGCAGTGTCTCTTGTTGTATCTGTTGAATAAGTTTGAATATTTTTTCGTAATCTCTTATCTCGTAGGCTTCAAATAACCTCTTAGCTAATTCTTGTCCATTAAAAATGTTTATAAAAGGCGTAAGAATTTTAATAACTTCATTAATATCTTTTTTCCTCGTCTCTTTATTTATCGGCATCATGCTGCCGACTTCCATATTAAATTCGTAATCGCCTTCTATATCTTCACTTGATAACGTCAACCACGGTATTAAAGACGGTCCATCGGCTCCAATTATTTTATCTATCTTGTCATATCCATTCTTGCTTAACTCCTTAAATTCATCATCTTTTAATCTAATTGTTTTTTCTGACAAAGTTGATTGCAATATCTTTGCAAGTTTTGATATTATTCTGACAGTAAAATCTTCTACAATGTCCCTTCTGTCTTCCCTTGCTATGCTTACTCCCTGTGAAATAAGGCCTGCCTCTGTAGCAGTATCTAATTTTTCTGCCGTACCTCTTTCAAAGGCTGCAACGCCTGCATGCTCTTTTATATTATTTCTCATTAATCTTATAGCCATAAGAATATCTTGTAATTGCTGCTGATGGGCTATAGGTGTTATTTCTCCTTGCCCTTGAGTTTGTATTATTGTTCCAGAGGGACCACGTTCTAATTTCCATAACTCTTCTGCAGCTAAAAATCCAGATGGCATCTGGAATTTTTGAGAGGACATCTTTTTTATACTTTCCAAATACATTGTCTGTAGCAAATTTAAATCGTCCTGTTCGTCTATATAGTTTGAAATGTCAGATATGGGGAACAATTCGTCCGGGTTCTCGTTGAAATATAAAATCTCTACAGGAAAAGAATCTATTCCCCAATTTGGATAATTTCTCTCAGACAATATCTTGTCATGATCTAGGCATATATCATATATCTTTTTCTCTTTTTTATTCCATACTTCCCAACCTTCTACGCCTTCATAATCATTTTTACTATCAGTTCCAATAACGTCCATTGCGTTCATTAATTTATTCTGTACCCCATAATCTACTTGATAATGATAATTAGTCTTTAAATTCTGCTTATTTTTAAATCTTGGATTTCTTTGTATATCCCTTAAACTGTAAACCCATTTAAAAGCAACCCATTCTGCATCTTCTAATTGATGATCTTTTGCTTTGCTGTCTACTCTAAAACAACTAGGAGATAGCCTGTAAGCGTAAATAGAATCACCGGTTATTATTTCATTTACTTCTAACTCTTCACCATCGTTTATTTTTTCTATGTTAGCCATATATCCAAGTCTCATAACACCCCACGTATCTATTTGAGCATCTACAACACATTTCCTTGTCTGTCTCTTAAGACGAAGTTCTTTATAATAATAATTCATCAGTATCTCAAACGCCTTAGAAGCTGCTACAGTGTCAAATATTTTACCGTCTTTCGTTTGATAAGGCTTTTTATTCGCTGTTACATATAATCTTGGATTCTTAAATACTATTGAAGGGGTTATGGTAGATACGTTTTGTCCTACCATATTTGATATAGAATTATATTGAAAAAAAGGTTCTGTTTTTGAAGTAGAAAAATCGTTCTGCTGACCTGTGTAATATTCCTT